ATGATGCCAAAAGCTCGCACTAACCTTTCTGTAGATTCACTCATTGACCTGAAATATATAACTAACGATTCGGGATTCACTGCTAAATATTTTTACTCGCTGATAAAGCGGGGTGAGTTCCCTATCCCGATAAAGCTAGGCAGAAGTTCGAGGTGGTTACTAAAAGATTATTCTGAATGGAAAGCCAGACATATTATGAGAAGAGACGCAAGAGAACGCCTCAGGTAAACCATAGCTCAGAGGCTTGGTATGAATACTAAGTAACAAGCCGCATCCCTATCCTGAACTTGATGGGCTGCGGCTGTTTATTTCCTTAGTCTGGAAGTGTCGGCCAGCCTGGTGTTGCAGCGCGCAGATCGACACGGCTAAGTAGTACACGATAACGCTTCCAGGCCAGCAACCTGGATTTTTCATCATCACTGGCCAGATCAACATCTACCGCTTCCTGCAGCGATTCGATAATGGCATCCGCTTTTGTTCTCTGTTCTTGTTGAGTGTAGAGGTTGTCAAGATAAGGGATAACCGGGCGTGCCCCTTCTACAAGGGTTTCACCCTCTGCCAGGCTGTCAGGGCCACTCACCGCACGGTAACTTGTTTCTGTTACAGCCCAGTATTCTTTATCTGGCATAGGTATAGCCTCCAATATCGAGATAGAGTCCACCACCAGACACGGCGGACAGGTATTGATAAAAAATGTTAGGGTACGAGCGGAACGGGATCTCGGCTGTAAACTTCCCGTTAATCGGTACGTTGATCATATCGCCTGACGCTTCATTAGTACTTCCGATGGCAGCCACACCTGCGGTAGCGCCGTTGTTGGCAGAAAGTAAACAGGTAAGTGCCGTGACTGGGTTAAGAGAACTTACGTCTAGCTGGATGGCTTTATCGGCCGTTCAGGCCCTCGGGACGATTTAACAAGTAGACGTGTCGATGATGGTTCCCGGAGCCTGAAATAAAAAAAGCCCGCTTTTGATGGCGGGCCAATCAGTTGACTATTTGTAAGGTAGGTGTGAGTAAAACCTATGCTCAGAAGTGAAGCTGTATCGGCTGATTCACTATCGGTCCAGGAGAACCATCGGGCACTCAGTTACTTCTCACAACTCAAAGCGTAGCAGCAGTTTGCAAAACCATAAAAAAGGCCTGCGTTTTATGGCAGGCTCTCAAGGAATTTGAAACTTATATTGTTGTTGTCATGGTGCCGGGTGCCTCCCGGTGACTCTACCCCAGTCAGCAAAGCCGCGCGCATAGCGCAGATAGCAGTTGACTGGAACGCCCTTTCGCTTAGAAAGGATTCACCACAAAAATAATTTACGCGCTAATCATTCCTTTGGTCAATGCGCCTTTACCGCGAGTCCCCCTCGTTAAAAGAAAAACTAAGGCCCCCAGTATTATTTTTTAATGCTTTCAATACCTACAACGCGCCCATCCACGATGGTGATTTTTTTCCCTGGGCATTCAACGAAAGACTTATCACACGTGTATGTGACACTTCGACTGATCAATTGCTTTTTCGTGTTTGTAGAGAACTGATATTGAGCAACAGTAAATCCGTAGGCCGCATAGGCAAGACACTCTTTATCGCCAACTGAAACACTATGCAATTTTGCTTTCGCGGCTTCTTCTTTTGTAAGAAGTCCCATGCTAACCAAACGGTCAGCGTTCTCAGGAAAATAAAATCCTTTAGAAAATGACGTCTTAGCGCACTCGCTGAAGGTATTAGAACTCTTATCACTATTCCAGCCACTGTCATATGCTGATGACGAGCAACCGCATACTAGAAACGCAAAGCAAAGTGTAATTTTTTTCATAACTCCCTCCTGAATATTTAATCGGCAGGAGGATAAAGTTCTTTAACAAAAGAAACCTCGCTGAAGCGAGGCTATTTGAATTTGAGGCACCTCATCCTACAAACCACCCCGGTTAGTTGGATTTTGACGAGATGCTTTTGGATGAGCGCTGAACCCAAGGGTCAGTATTTTCACACAGCAATTTTGCGAAAAGCAGCGCCCATTCAAAACTGGGTCGCTTTTCAGTCACTCCGGGTATCCCATCATCGCAGACCGAAAAGCTTTAACTGGAGCGGGCAGCGAACCCGCATCATCAGCTTGGAAGGCTGAGGTAATAGCCATTATACGATGCCCGCATTATGGTGCCGACTACCGGAATCGAACTGGTGACCTACTGATTACAAGTCAGTTGCTCTACCTACTGAGCTAAGTCGGCATTGGTCCGCCACCGGGGCCTCGAACCTCGTACTACAACATTAAGTTGCCGCTCTTCCCGATGAGCTAGTGGCGGTCTGGTGGCCCTTGCTGGACTTGAACCAGCGACCGGGCGATTATGAGTCGCACGCTCTAACCAACTGAGCTAAAGGGCCGGGAGCGAGATGATACATAAGTGAAACTACCCTTGCAATAATAAGGTTTTATGATGAAAAACACTCTGGGAAATGGTTAAATATCAAACGGCAGTGCTTTCAATCTAACCACAGCAAGGGAAGATATGATTTTTATTAAAAACGGCGAAAGCTTTGATCGCGTTAATGACTGGTCAGAAATTCAAGCTCGAGAAAGCTATCATTCCAAGCTGGAACTGACCGACCAACAATTATCCGATGTTTTTGGTTATTATGATGACCTTCCGGAAGAAATTCCATGTGGCAAGTCAAGCTGTCGAACAGGCCATAAAAAAGGGTTTCTTGTTCTTACTGAGGATGGGCTGGAGACGAACCTTGGTCACGTATGCGGTTCAAAAGTCTTCGGTATAGCATTTGAAAACCTAGCAACAGACCTCGAGAAAAAGGCAAACTTCCACAGATATCTAACAGCCCTCAAAGAAGCCAAGAAAAACATTTTTCTCCATTATCAAGCAAAAGCAAAACTCGAAGCCAGTGAACCGTCGCTAGAATGGGTCGCCCATAAAATTTTAGATTTAAGAGATTCAAAAATAGTTGGCCGAGCCGGGAGTCAAGCTTTGAAACGTATGGCGGCTTTAGGAGATGGAAAGGTTTTACTTCCCAGAAGGAAAACTAAGGAAGAAATGCAGTTGTCAAATGTTATGTCTCAAAAAGCTTCTGATAACGAAGATGAAAATTCTGAGGACAATGTAAAACCACAATTTATCGACGAAGTGATTGGCGTGGTTCGTAATCCTGAATGCCTCCTCAACGATTATAACATTGCACTAATCTTCGAAAGAGACATTCGACTTGTTCTGGAAGAACTGAATAATTGTAATCCTGACGATATTCCAGAGAAGAAGGTCATGTCGTTAGGATTAAAAGTTTTTAGGCTGAATGAAAGATTTCAATTCCTGCAGGATCGTTTTGAGAAAGCGTGTATATATCTCACAAAGGAAAACTTTAAGCCTTTAAATCATCAACTGCATTTGAAAAAATCAATTAGCAATAAAGATAAGACCCTTTTCAACTCTTTCGTTAACTCGCTACCATAAAAAAGCCCCGAAAGGGGCTTCTTGTTGAAATCTTTCAGGCGTTACTCCGCATGATTAGAAGCATACACGACAACTTCGGACAAAATCAAGCTTTGTGTTGCTAAAAATCTAAACTTTGCTGTTTTCTTCCCTCGTACTGGTTGCCCTCTGAAATTCATTAGCTGCTTTACCTTCCTCCTGCTGGCAGATGCTTACCAATACCTCTAGAAATGGCTTCCAGTTACGGGTCCATGTTCTCACGTGCAGATCAGGGACGCGCTTCAGTATCGCTTTATAGGCCGCAGTAGACGGCACCGCAGAGAATCCGTTTCCACAGCAGCGCTCACAGGTTTTAAACACCGGAGCGCCGCGCTCGCTTGTGGCCTTGCGGTCTAGAACCTCGCCTTTACCGCCGCAACGACAACGGGCGCTGATCGTTCCCTTGCCATCGCAAGCATCACAGACCGCCGGTACAACCTCTGTTACCTCCGTCCACTGCTCCCAGTCAGACGGTCGAACAGCACGAGAGCGGCAGGCCCAGTATGGAGCTTTACCCCATGGGTACGAAACCTTGCGGGTAATCTGCTCGCGGGTTGTTCGTCCGGTACCACTGCAACTGTGACATGCCACGCTGGTAGCCGCCGAACGGGAGTAATCAGCAAAGGCAAATTGTGCCAGCATCTGCATACACCATCCGAACTGTCCACCAGCTGCTTTGCGAACATTCTTCGGTGCGGCATCCATCGCATATCTAGCCAGCGCCTGAACTGCGAGCTGTTCATCCGTTTTGCTGATTCCCGCTTTACCGAAGAACGCCGCTAGGCCGAAGCGCGCACGGCTGCTGGTGGTGCCAATCGCCGCCATTACATCTGTTCCTGTAAGGCGGTCCGGAGAGGTTCCTTTCACGTCGTCGCTGATGTGCATGCCCTGAGGGCTAAAATGTTTTAGTGATGCTTCCAGTTTCATCCTTCACACTCCCCTACCAGGTTAAGAATCACCGCTGCGCCGTGGTTCTCCATGTATTGGCCCTTTTCACTTTCAAGGAACCAGCGACATACCTCGATAGCTTCAGCTCGCGTCACGGGTTTGATGGTTGCCAGCAATTTTTCAAGGTAACGCTCACGGTCATGGACGGATTCATGATGATCGGAGTAGCCGTAATCGTGTTCGAGCTCGTTCCCTGCAGTGTTGCGCGCCCAGTAAAGCCAGTCCCAATAAACCAGCTCACGGACTACATCCGAAAGCGTGTGTGGCTCTGGCAAAACATCACGATAACGATCGACAAATTCCCGGCGCTGATCGTCAATTTCATATATACGGCTGCCGTTAATGCCTCCAGATTTTTTCTCTGCCACAGTCCACCCCCAATGGTGATTGTCGATAAATTTCAGGGAAGACTTGATTACGCGCTCGGCTTCCACATCTTCGAGTGCTGCCTCATAGCTGCCGAACGTGGCCCTGACTGATACTGCTTTTTTGATGTTCTCCCGGGCGTTCTTGATTGCCTGTGCCGGGTTATCCATGCCGATGGTATGTACGAAGCTTCTCCATATCCCTTCTCCTTTCTCGTTGCATCATGAATAGAGTTTACCCACAGGTAAAATATAAATCAATACCTACAGGTTATTTACCGGAGGGTAATGTTGGATAAGATCTATGCTATGGACAAATACGAACAACGAAGACTTAAGCTCATTGAAATCCGTGACAGATTCTGTAACGGGAAGGCTGCTGAGCTTGCACGTCGAATAGAAAGAGAGCCGTCGTACATTTCAAGAATGCTCTACCCAGAAGGTAAACCTGGGAGAAAACGCATTGCTGATGACATGATGGAAATCATTGAAAACGCATTCAACCTTCCTCGGGGCTGGATGGATTCGATCGCATCTGAGATGCCAAACGCAAATGAAGAACTGGAGTTTGCTGGAAGCATTCGGGCAGGATATGTTCCTGTAATTGGCGAGGCCGTTTTAGGAGTAGATGGCTCAGTGGATATGATCGAGTTCAGAGCTGGTTGGCTTCGAATTTATAGCGGTGATAAGGATGCCTATGGCTTAAAAGTCAAAGGCGACAGCATGTGGCCACGTATTCAGTCAGGTGAATACGTCGTGATTGAGCCCAATACCATAGTTCATGCAGGTGATGAGGTTTTCGTCAGAACGAAAGATGGTCATAACATGATAAAAATCATGAATAAGACAAGGGATGGCGATTATCAGTTTTCCAGCGTCAATAGTGATCACCGCCCCATCACTCTAGCGGCTCACCAAATCGAAAAGATGCACTTTGTGTCTGCTATCGTTAAACATACGAGATATGTTGATCAAGACGATGTGCCAAGGGTTGACGAAGGAACACTATAGCCAGCCAGTGGCCTGATGATACGTTTGGATAGGGCATACAACTGAGTTACCTGGCAGAGAGATAACCAATCGCGTAGCCAAAGAAGGGAAAAAGAGTCCAGGAATAATGCCAAAGGAAATCATTGAAGGTCATAAGTATATCCAACATTCTCTGCCCCTTATCGCTTTGGGATGGACGGTTATATCCTTCCTGCTTGGTCATTTTATGGGTCACAGAAGCGCCATAAAACGTGATAAGAGAAAGGAGTTCAATGAAATCGCCGAGCCACTGCTGGAGTTTTATGAAGAGCTTTTGATCCAGCTACAGCATGAAGGCTATTTCAGCACTACTAAATTTCCGATTGAGTTACTGGGTAAGATAGAACGAAGACTTTCACCGAGAAATCAAAAGGAATTCAATCGTTTAGTTAAAGACATAATTGCCATGCAACACACAAAAAATGGCACTGATAGAGAAGTGCTAATCAATAAGATTAAGCGCATGTGCAAAATCATTCACCTCCGTTAATACTGATCGCACATACAGTAAATGTCAACCCGGCCACCGAGCCGGGTTTTCTTTTTCCCTTTCCATTCCAAGGCCCGCACCATCCCCATAGATCATTTTTTAACTCACAACAGTACTAAATGAGCATCTCACAAAAATAAATTACCTGATTTTTCAGTCAGGTAAACTTTCTCGCTCAAAATATTTACCCATGGGTATAGACAAGTATTTTACCCATGGGTATATTTAAGCCATCGGCAGGACGCTGAACACGAACAAGGAACTGAGTTCGGGCTCTTTAAAAATTTAATCCTGTGAATACACAGGCCGAAGTGAGTGCTTCGGGGTGATGTGAAATGCAGCGTGAAAAAGCGCAACTGCGAAGATCAGCGTCGCAGCACTTCACCACCAAAGCATTCACTGAGGAATACCCATGAACAGAAATCAACGCCGCATGGCTGCCTACAACGCCATGAAAGCAGCACAGAAGTTAGAAGCTAAAGCCTACTGTAAAAAGATTGACCGTGCATTTTCACGGCTGTCGGAAGGCTGCAGTGAGCGTGTTTCAAGGGCCATTTCGCTTGCCGGAACGCGTCAGAAGGAAGTTGAAGGTGGCGCAGTCTGCCTGCCAGAGGTTGCGCTTTTCGCAGCTGGTCATCGTAAGTCTAATAACGTAACAGCGAGGTAGTTATGGGAAAGGTTCTGGCTCCGAATTACAAAGTTTGTTATCGCACTGCTGATCAGGTTAGCCGGGTGACAAACGAACTGGCGGGAAGCTTCATGTACTTTGCTGAAGCTCAGGACGCAATGGACACTGGTTTGTTTTGCCAGAAGATTCTTGTTCCGGTGTGGGAGTTGTCAATTGAGGAGCGTTGCGACTTCCTGGGAAAACGTTTTGCGATGGTGAAGAAAGAAAATCTGTCACCTTCTGATTACTCATTGGCCGCATAGTCGGCCTTCTTTTGGCAGCAAGCCACAGAGGTGAGATATGGAAGAAGAGTTTGAAGAGTTTGATGAGCATCCGCAGGATGACATGAGCCAATACCAGGACTATCCATATGACTACGACTATTGACACCAATCAATGGTGCGGTCGCTATGTTAAGTGCAAAGGCTGCAAGCTTGATGCTGAATGCATGGTTAAACCTGAGGAAATGGCACTTGTTAGAGAGGATGGAAAGATTGTCGATAAATGGGCAATCAGAACTACAGCAATGATTGCCAGAGAGCTGGATAAGCTAAAGGCCGCATATTCGTTCACACGAAACCATCGACGCGCCCGGATAAAACTGTCACTCCGGCGGTCCGGAAAATGCGCGTGGACGATAACAGCGCCTGGCGCATTGGCCTGGCAAAGGCGGGTATAGAGGACTTCCGTTTTCACGACCTCCGTCATACCTGGGCGAGCTGGCTAATTCAGTCCGGCGTACCGCTGTCAGTTCTTCAGGAAATGGGCGGCTGGGAGTCGATCGAAATGGTCCGTCGTTATGCTCACCTGGCACCGAACCATTTAAGCGAACACGCACGGAAAATAGATGCCATTTTTGGCAACCATGACACAAATACGACACAAGGAGAAAATCAGGCTGGTTTGAAACTGGCGTAA